ACACGCATGCAAGCGTTGGCTACTCGCTACCAGTGGAAGAACGGCCTTGTCGTTAAAGATTGGCGCTATGTCGTACGCATTTGCAACATCGATGTGTCTGACTTGCTCGCTCAAACTGGTACGCAAGCTGCTGCTGCTGCAACCGCTGTCATCAAGCTGATGGCTCGCGCACTGTACCGCATTCCAAACATGCAAATGGGCCGCGCTGTGTTCTACATGAACCGCACTGTTCACTCTGGCATGTCGATTGCTGCACTGGACAAGAGCCAGTACGTCTTGAAGATCAACGAAGGCTTGAGCCAGTTTGGTATGCCTTATTCGTGGTTGTCCTTTTTGGGCGTTCCACTGCGTCGCGTTGATGCTTTGCTCAACACCGAAGCTGTTGTTAGCTAAACCCACTTTGTAAAAGGAAACAAACCATGATTACCGACCAACTACTCCGGGTATCGACCAACCAAGCAGTTACTACAACTGCTGTGTCAACCGATACAATCGATCTTTCACAAGCTCGCGATATTGGCGAAGGTCAAGACCTGTTCATGAACTTCGCTTTAACGGCTGCGTTTGCTGGCGGCACCTCGACAAACTTTGAAGTCATCATCGCTGATAACGCCGCTCTGTCGAGCAACGTTGTTGTCGTTGGCGCTTCTGGTGCGTTGGTTACTGCTGGCCTGACGCTTGGTGCCAACATTGCTGTACGAATCAATCCAATCATTGGTTCGCTCGGCAAGCGTTACATGGGTGCGCGTTACACTGTGGTTGGCACTAACAGTGCTGGTACAGTTACCGCCGACATCGTAATGGACATCCAAGACGGCAAGAAGTTTTATGCTTCTGGCTTCTCTGTAGTTTAATCAGGAGTAACACATGCCTAAATACCGAGTTCTAGTTCGTTCGTTTATCAACAATGGCCTTCGCGAAGAGGGTGAGATTGTTGAGTATGACGGCAAAGCTGGATCAAATCTTGAACCTCTCGAGGCTGAAGAAGATGATGCACCCGTTGAAAAAACCCAAAGCAAAAAACCTTGGGCTAAATTAAAGCGCGGTGACTCGGCAGAAGGCTCGGTGTAACTCTCTCGATTAGAGGGATGTCGATCTTGGGGCCGTTGGGAAACCTTCGGCCCCTTTTTACATAGGTGATAGCCATGGCATCAGAAGTCAATATTTGTAATCTCGCGCTTGCGCACCTCGGTGATAGTGCAACTGTTGCCAGTATTAATCCACCAGAAGGCAGCGCTCAAGCAGAGCATTGCCAAAAGTTCTATCCAATTGCGCGAGATACTTTGCTTGAAATGCATGAGTGGTCTTTTGCATCAAGACGAATCACTGCGGCCCAGTTAACCAACACATGGCCCATGTGGAAATATGCATATGCATATCCTTCTGACGCAATCGATATCTTGTCTGTATTGCCACCTGAAGCAGAGAACGATTACTCGACAGCCTTCAGGCCATCAGACGCAATGTCAGGCTTTCAATACTATGCGCCACTTGTAGCTGCTGGTATGTACATGCCACAACAATTTGCTGTTGAAACCACAGCAACTGGGCAAGATGTCATTTACACAAACCAAGAAAACGCTGTGTTGCGATACAAAGCTTATATCACTGACACTACAAAATTTTCTCCACTGTTTGTTTTAACGTTGTCGTGGCATGTTGCATCAATGCTTGCTGGCCCTGTTATCAAAGGCGATGTAGGCGCATCTGAAAGCAAGCGCTGCGCTCAAATGATGGCGGCATTTTTAGCACAAGCTGTTGCGGCAGACTCTGCGGTCCGAAACATTAAGCCTGAACACATTGTGCCTTGGGTATCTGGGAGATAAAGCATGGCGAATGTTCGCACGCTACAACGGTCATTTGCTGGTGGCGAAATGTCACCCGAAATGTTTGGGCGCATTGACGATGTTAAGTTTCAAACTGGTGCAGCCAAGCTGCGAAATTTTATTGCTAAACCTCAAGGGCCAGTAGAGAATCGATCTGGGTTTGAGTTTGTTCGAGAAGTAAAAGACTCTACAAAGCGTACGCGCTTAATCCCATTTACATATTCAACAACGCAAACGATGATGATCGAATGCGGCGAGGGATATTTTAGATTTCATTCGCAAGGCGGCACGCTGTTGATTGGTTCTGTTTCTCCATATCAGGCTGGCAGCACTGTCACGATGACGATATCAAAAACGGCAACGGTGACAATCACCATTGCGTCACCGGGTGTTGTATCTTGGGCAAGTCACACGCTGGCAAATGGCGATCCGGTTATATTTACAACTACAGGTCTATTGCCAACAGGCATCGAGGCTAATAAAACTTATTACGTTGTCAACCAAGCTGCTGGCACGTTCCAGTTTGCAGCCACCGTTGGCGGTACGGCAATCAATACCTCTGGCACGCAAAGTGGCACGCACACAGCCACAACCCCATGCGTCGTAACGTGGAACTCACACGGCCTATCTGCAAACGCAAAGATTGGGTTTACAACTACTGGGGCATTACCAACTGGAATTACAGCAAGCAGAACATATTACGTTCGCAACCCAACAGCAAACGCTTTTGAATTGAGTGCTACTGCTGGCGGCAACGCTGTCATTACATCTGGCACGCAATCAGGAGTACACACTGGCACAGTATCGTATCAGCCGGGTGATCTAGTTTCTTCGGGCGGCGTTAATTACTACTGCATAAAAGAAAGCATTAATAACGCGCCACCAAATGCGACGTACTGGTACGTTGAGCCAGCAAGCGGGATTTATCAAATCCCCAATCCATTTGCTGAAGCAGATTTGTTTGATATCCATCATGTGCAATCTGCTGATGTGTTGACAATGGTTCACCCAAATTACCCGCCACGCGAATTGCGAAGGCTTGGTGCAACCAAGTGGACACTAATAGAAATTAACTTTGGCGCGACACTAGACACGCCTACTGGCCTGACCGTCACTCGATACATCCCACCATCATCAACAGTAAACGTTGATACATATGCCGATATGACTTACGTTGTTACGGCTATCGATGATGAGCTTGCTAATGAGTCTTCCCCATCAGGGGCAGCAACCGTAAGTAACAATATCTATGTAACTGGGGCCAAGAACACAATTACTTGGACTTCTGTGCCGGGTGCGTCGCGTTATTACGTTTACAGATTGCAAGGTGGTATTTATGGGTATATCGGAAATACGACAGGCACTTCTATCATTGATGACAACATCAATCCTGATTTGTCTAGAACCCCTCCGGTCTATGAAAACGACTTTACAAGCGCAAATAATTATCCCGGCGCAGTTTCGTACTTTGAGCAACGTCGATGCTTTGCAGGGACACTAGCAGAGCCACAAAAGATTTGGATGACCAAGTCAGGCACCGAATCAAACATGAGCTACGGCATCCCGATTAGCGATGATGACCGGATTGAGTTTAGGATCGCAGCACGCGAGGCCAATACGATTCGTCACATTGTGCCTTTGACAGAATTGCTGTTGATGACAGGCTCTGCTGAATGGCGCGTGACTTCGGTCAACTCCGACGCAATTACGCCAAACACAATTTCGATTAGGCCACAATCCTACATTGGGGCATCGAACGTTCAACCAGTGATCATCAACAACTCGATGGTGTACGCAGCCGCTCGAGGGGGCCACATCCGAGAGCTTGGCTATAACTGGCAGGCAAACGGCTTCGTGACGGGCGATTTGTCATTGCGTGCAGCGCACCTATTCGACAGCAAAGAGATTGTCGATATGGCTTATACAAAGGCCCCACAGCCTCTTGTGTGGTTTGTGTCAACGTCTGGCAACTTGGTTGGCTTGACCTATGTCCCAGAGCAGCAAATCGGCGCATGGCATTGGCACGATACCGACGGCGTGTTTGAGTCTTGTGCCGTGGTTGCTGAAGGCGATGAAGACATTCTGTATTGCGTCATCCGCAGAAACATCAACGGCGTTCAAAAGAGATACGTTGAGCGCATGCTGCCCCGCTCGCCAAACAGCTATGCCGACGATGAGATCAATCAGGCCTTGATCAATGCATTCTTTGTTGATTCTGGGTTGACTTACAACGGCAACAACACCAGCGCAGTGACAATGACTTTGTCAGATGGTGTCACATGGGGGCCTGAAGATGAATTGACAATTACTGCATCGTCAGCCAAATTTGTTTACCCCGGAACAAGTGACGTTAACGACGAGATTGTGTTTACTGATGCAAACGCTGTTGAATACCATTGCAGAATTGTCGCGACAACATCGACAACAGTAGCAAAAGTTCAACCTGATAAGGTATTACCAGTATCGTTGAGAAACACCGCAACTGCGGTATGGGCCTTTGCTAGAAACTCAATCAGCGGCCTGTCGCATCTTGAAGGTAAAGAAGTAAGCATTCTGACGGACGGCGCTGTGCATCCGCGCAAGACGGTCACATCAGGCGTTGTTACTCTTGATACAGCTTCAGTTATTGTGACGATAGGACTGCCCTATCAATCCGATATGCAAACGTTGCCGCTTGCTATGCAGATCGATAATGGCATGGGGCAGGGCCGTTACAAAAACATCAACAAAGCGTGGCTGCGAGTGTTTAGGTCATCAGGTATTTTTATTGGCCCAGACGTTAATAGCCTTGTCGAAGCGAAGCAACGGACCGTAGAACCTTACGGATCGCCACCCGAGTTAAAGTCACAAGAGATTGAAATTATGCTTACGCCGTCATGGGCAGACAGTGGTCAGGTCTATGTAAGACAGGTTGATCCATTGCCGCTCACCATCGTTGGAATAACGTTAGAGGTTGCGATTGGCGGGTAATGGTACCCGTAAATTAACCTCATGCTTTAACCTTGCGTTAATAAATTGACGCTGTGTGTTGAGGTTACGTCATCGCATGGATCGTTTATTAAGGGGAATATATGGCACTCGGACTTAACTCTACGCCAACCGGGTTTTGGGCTGGCGCTGACAGCATGCTAACAAGCGGTGACACTGGGGCAATGTCTGGCATTGCCAGCAGCCTCAAATCGGCAGGACCAGTGTTGGCTATTGCCGGGATGGTTCAAAGCGCTGTAGGCTCTTATTACGCTGCGCAATCGCAGCAATATCAGATACAGTCGCAGGCCAGCGAAAAGCGGTACCAGATAAAAACTCAACAGTACGACAACGAGTCTAAATTAAGCACCACCCGGTACCAAGCCGCTTCGCAAAAAACTGGTTTATCAGCCAAGCTTGCTGAAACGTTTTACCAGCTAGAGTCAAACGCAATCAATCTGGAAACCGAAGCATCAAGTGCTATGTTCCAGAGCGGCATTTCAGATATGAATGCACGCAACGCCGAGTCAAATGCCCAGTACATTTTGCAGGCGGGTCAGAAAGAAGTCGCAAAGCTGACGTTGCGAGTAGGAAAAATCAAAAGCGCACAGACTGCATCGATGGCTGCGCGTGGCCTTGCTTTAGGCGAGGGAAGCACCGCAGAGGTATCTGCAACAACAGACTTTATGAAAGAGTCTGACGCGCTGACAATCAATGCAAACTCTGTCAGGTCTGCTGCGGCGCAACGTATTCAAGCCGCAAACTATGAGGCCCAAGCTCGCATGCAGGGCGTAGCAGCCGAAAGCTTGCGAGCGCAGGCCACTGGCATGACGGGGATTCAAAAGAGAATGGCTGATGCTGTATTTCGAGCGACTTTGTCTAACGTTGAATTTAACGAAGAACTTGCCGCGAACGTATTCAGATTGTCAATTGATAACGCAGCAAGGTCTGCAAGAACCGTTACCGACTTCTCTGGAACAATAAGCCCTGTTCTGGGGGCCGCTACAAGCCTTTTGGGCAGCGCTGGCTCACTGGCTAGGACATGGGTCCAAGATTCAACTATGAACGCTCTAGCATCCAAATTTAAGGCTGGGGGATAACAATGCCTACCGTACCAGTTTATGACGTACCAACCC